CAACTAATACTAAGTCTTTTGGTGAGAAAGAGAATCTAGAATCATAGTCATTGTTAAGACCTAGTGGTAGATATTTAGAAAGTTGATCATCAGATTCAAACAAAGGCATTCTCTGCATATTTTCTTCTGGTGGTCGTATATCTACTTTATCTGCTACATCTAATACTATCTGTGATAAACTATTTATATTTTCTTCTGCTGTCTGAAAACCTATACTTGTATCTATAAATTGTTCTAACTCTTTGAAAACCTCTTGCTGTGTATATTCATTTTTTAGGTAATCAAGAAGCATATAGGCATCAATTTCAGTTTCAACTGCTTCAATTGCATACAGCTTATTTATTGTGGCTTCGTCCCTAAGATTTGCATATAAATCTTGGAAGGTTGGAAGGGTGTTATAAATCTCTAAGTGATTATTGATGACGCGAAAAATCCCTTGAAGATCACCACTTAAATAATTTTCTTTAAGTGAACTCCAAGTCTCTATGTCGTCCTGTGCAATAATTTGTTTTAGTAATGCCGAAGCAAGATTCAATGTATCCTCCCGAAAAAAAGAGGGGACGAATCCCCTCTCAAGTTAATGTAAGAAATTAGCCGATTTCTTTTTTAGCTGCGCCATTGTAGTCACTGCATTGTAGGCCTCTTCTTGTTAGCATGGTTTTAACACCTCTAACAGATTTGCCAATTTCATTTGCAATATCTTCTACTGACATATCAGCTATGTCTAGGTCTGCAAGAACATCTCTGTTGCTTGAACCTTTTGTGTGTTCCTGTTTAGGAATAGCATTGATGTCACCACTTCTTAGTAATGATAATGCTTTACCTCTGATAGAGTTTACACTCTTACCTAGTGATTCAGCGATAGCTTCTACAAAAGCGCCATCGTTAACCATTGAGATAAATGTGTTTTCTTCTTCAGGGGTGTAAGTTCTAACACTTTCAACTTTAGGAGCAGGTTTAACATGCTCTGTAAGTTCCATGGAAAGTATTTTTCCTTGAATTGACTTAGCTGAAAAAGCTCCGCCTTCAAAGTTAGAAGCAATCTCTGCGTATGTGTAAACACCTGAGTTATCAGTTACAAAGTTGCTTAGTGTAGCTTCTTGATCTTCTGAGAAAGACTTAGAAGCTGCTGCTGATGCTAATTCTACATCAAAGCCCATTTTTCTTAGTTTTGAAGAAACTGATCTTGAAGAAGTTTCAAGATTTTCTGCAGCTTCTGCAACAACTACTTGTGAAACAGGACCTTCGCCTACAAAATCAACGAGTTGTTGTGTTCTCTCGTCTGTCCATTTTGGTAATGCCATTTTAATTTTCTCCTATTTGGTTTATATTATTTATAATCTGGACTCCTCGTTCCCGAGCAGTCTGTGTTTTACTGCTTTCTAATCCACTCTCATTCAAAAGAATTGTTACATCTTTTGTTAAGTTGTCTTTTACAACATATCCTAATTTTTCAAGTACAGCTTTAGCAGCTGCTTTGGTAGGGTATGACTTCAACTTACCACTAATGCAAACAACTCCTTTTGTATTTTCTACTAGCTGTGTAGTTTTACAACTAAAAGAAAAAGGAAGTGTGTCGTATTCTTCTAAGTAGAATACATTATCCAACCACCCTAATAGATTGTCTGTGGCTTTCGGACCTAGTCCTGCTCTCTTACACGAATCCTCATTTATTTCTTCAATGTGAGAAATAACACTTGCTAGTTTTTGAGTAGCAGTATTTCCGATTAGTGGTATGGAGAACGCTGGAAGGAGAGTAATAAGGTCAACAGCTTTTGATTTTTCTATTTCTTGATGTAGCTTGATACCCAATTTCTCCGAGTCCAGTAGTTCGCACAGTTCTCTTTCTGAGAATGAATAAATTTCATGAAGGTCTTGGACACCCAACCTCTGTAAAGTGGCAGGGCCAAGTCCTTTAATTTTGAGTGTTCTAGCAAAGTGTTCTAATTGCTTAGACGACTTCGCGGGACAAGAATCATTAAGACAAAATAATTGGTCATTGACTAACTGCAACTTGTAGTCGCAAGTAGGGCAATTCACTGGTATTTCAATCTTTGTCATCTGTCTTTTCAAAATATAAGTATATTATATCAAAAAAACCAACCACTTGTCAAGAATTATTTTTTGGAAAGTCTTGGTTTATCTTTATCAAAGATTCGTAGTTGAAACATTCGGTATGACCACCGAACTTAGATGAAGGCTTATATGATTCTGCCTTGTATTTTTCATGGAGTTCTTGTTCGTACTTCCAACACTCATAAATAGTTCCGAACCATTCACGAACTCGCACTTGTCTATAGTCTTGTGAGTAGTTATCTCCACTCACTCCTCTTTGTAGTGTTCCTTTGCCAGTTTTACCTTTTCTAGCTTTTGCGATACCAACCTTTACAAACTTCTCCCCAGTTTCTGGGTTATTGAGTTTCATAAGGTAAAGAACCCCAGGATTGTCTTTTTCCTGAGGTCTGTTTCTAAAATATGTTTCGCTGTATTTACCTCCAGCCACGGAAACACCATATCCTGTTTCGCCAGGCATGCCTAAAGAAACGGAATCCATCTCCGTAAGGCGCTGACCTCAAACGATTATACATTAGTTCTCATACCTCTTAGAGAAGTAGAGTCTAGTGTAAAATACTCTGATATATGCACTTATCGTTAGAAATATAACTGATATAATTGAAAGCCATTCGGGGCTTGTAATCCCAAACCTTTCTATGCATAACCAGAGTATTAGATAGTTTAAAGGAAACTGTGTTAGTAATGCACTAAGCACACTAAACATAGTTTCTTTATGTATTCTTTTTGTTCTTTTGTCCATTAAAATATTCTCATTACCCAGTTCTCTGCACAATCTTCTGCATACCTTTCAGAGTGATCATGTACTTCTCTGGTTTCTATTAATTCGTTTTCTTCATATAAGTCTACTTCAAAACCTGCTTCTGTATTGTAGACTTTTGCTGATCTACTACCTTGTCTAAATATGTGGTAGAGTTCATAATTACTTCTTGTACTCATTTATATACTCCGCTTGCCAATACTATTTGGCATATATGTTCTAATCTTTCTATATGTTCAAAAGCCCTCCAAGGAGTTTCGTCTATTGCTACTACTCCATGTCCTTTGATTCCCACTATATCGTAGGCGCACACTCCTGTGCCTGTTTCAACCTGAAGCCTTCCATGAGTTAGGTCAGCAAGTTCTTGACTTATTGGAGGAACATCTGGAACATTTGGTGCTACTTTAGTGTAGCGTCCTAACTCAGGAAAGTCTTTCATCAGGGTAAATAACTCTATACCTCTGTGCATTGCTGCAACAGTATAAGTAGGGTGCAAATGCAATACTACTCTAGTCTCTGTGGGAATTTGCTTCTGCAGTCCCCAATGTAGAGGATATTCTCCACTTGGCTTCAATCCCACCGACTCTGGTGTGTATTCTTCTACGCTATCTTTTATTAATGCGCTCATTTTTTTAAAATGAGTGTATTGCATTTGCTGTTTTCTTACTCCGCTAGGAGTGATATAAAAGTGCTTTCTATCTTTGTGTCGGATAGAAGCATTGCCGTCTCTAGTTGAAATCATACCTCTATCGTATGAATGTTTCATTACTTCACAGATCGTCTCTAGCATATATCTCCTCTAGCATTGGTTCAAAGATTTCTCTTCTAAAATGTTCAATATCTTTTTCTTGAAATTCTATTCCGAGTTTCTTTTCTACTCTTCTTTGCTCATGATTCCATATTCTATATTCTTCATATAGCATACTTTCTGGATACCATATCATATATTCCACCCTCTCTTTTTTAGGTAATGAACTTGCGAATATACTTGTTCTGGAGTCTTTCCCAGTTTTTCTGCAAGTTCTTGTGTTGGCATTTTCCCATAATGTTTCTTTAGAAAATCTCTTTGATAGGGTTGCCAACGGTTAGTCTTTTTAAATAAGTCCATTAAAAAGGAATCTCCTTATAATCTTTTCCATAATTAATTTCTTTGAAAAAGTTAGCAGAAGTCCAGTAGTCATCATTATCACTACTTGCTCCGCCTTGTTGGATTGTCATACTTCCTTCTGAAATAAACTTCTCAATGTCTTTTTTACTAAACCATAGAATGTTTACTTCTTCGGTGTCTTCTCTCCAGCCTCGTCTAACTTTCATTAAATCTTGTTCAGCATTGATTCCTAAAAATACAATGTAATCAAAATCTTTATCAATACCGACATGTTGCCATTTAAACTTATCAGCAACAATAGTTCCTTTGTCTTTCATAGCAAAAGATGTTTTAACTTCAATCTTTACGCCATTAAAGCATAGATCGTAGGAAGCACTCCCACCACCTTGTTTATCGTTTATATATCCAGCATCAGTTAAGTATTCTGCAATCATATTCTCTCCAGTAATACCTTTTTGCTTATTGCCTTGCGACTGCCAAGCATAAAATTTACTTTTACGCCAAGCATCTTGCTCAGTGCCATCTAATGTAGATAAGAATTTACTTATATCAAAATTCATAAATATATTATACTAAAGATTTGACCATAAGTCAAGAACTATTTTTTAATTCTTGACATATGGTTATGGCGATGATATAATATACATTATGAATATAGATATAGCATTTTTAATAATTTTAATCGCAACCAATGTAGGTACTTACTTTTACACAAAAGAGCTGGTGATTAAACAAACAATAGAATACCTAGAGCGACTTGGGTTACTTCATTTTGATGAGGATTGAAAAATAGTTCTTGACTTTTGCTGTCTGTTATGATATAATTTATATGAAAACAATGGTGTTTTCCGTATGACCGAAAGGCATACACATAACATAAGGAGTTAGTTATGACAGACGCAATGTTAAGACATTTTCTAGGATTTGATCCAGTTATGTTTAAAACAGTTGAGGGAAACTACCCTCGCTACAATTTAGTAAAAGAAGAAGCAACTGACCGAGTATCAGTTGAAATTGCAGTTCCTGGCTTTAGTAAAGATGATATTAAAGTAAGTGTAGATGGTAGAAAATTAATCATCACAGCACGAGCAGGAGAATGGCTAGACGAAGGTGAAGAATACCTGCATAAAGGATTCTCAAGCAAAGGATTTGATAAAGATTTCGTTTTAGGCGAGTTTATGGAAGTTGATTCTGTAAGACTAGCTGACGGAGTTCTCACTATCAATGTTGTTAAGGAGATTCCAGAGGATAAAAGACCGAAAGTCTTTGACATAGAATAATGCAATGCTTCTCCTTCGGGAGAAGCTCTTTTGGAGAAAACTATGGAAATAAGTAAAGAAGGACTGGCATTAATTAAAAAATTTGAAGGGTATGAGCAGTACGCTTATAAGTGCCCAGCTGGCATATGGACAATCGGATATGGACACACTAAGAATGTTCAATCTGGTGACGAGTGGAGTCAGACACACGCAGAGCATATGCTTATGGTAGAACTTGAAGAGTTTTGCCACTATATAGACACAATGGTAAAAGTACCACTAGAACAATATCAATATGATGCCCTAGTAGCATGGATTTACAACCTAGGGCCAACTAATTTTAAAGAATCAACACTACTAAAAGTATTAAATCAAGGCGACTACGAAGATGTTCCACATCAAATCAAAAGATGGAATAAAGCTGGAGGCAGGGTTCTCCAAGGACTTGTTCGTAGACGAGAAGCGGAAGCACTTCTTTTTCAAAATAAGGAATGGGAGCATGTATAAGATATTTTTAGGCACTACAATCATAGCAAGTGGACTTTGTTACTACTTGTATCAAGAAAATCAAAAACTCATAGGAAATGTTGCACAACTAGAAGTTGCTAATGACATTCAGGAACAAACTATAAATTCTTTACAGAATGATTTTACATTACAGACAAACGCGCTTGTTGAGTTACAAGCAAAAAACCAAGAGATTCAAATAGAAATGAATCGTTATTTAGATATATTTAAAAGGCATAACCTTAGTAAATTAGCAGCAGCAAAGCCTGGGCTAATACAAAAAAGAGTTAATGCCGCAACAAAAGAGGTATTTGATGGAATTGAAGAAGATAGTCGTGATATTGACAGTGCTGACGATGAGTTACTCGTGCAGCCTGTTCCCGAAGCAGACATTAGAGGTTAAAGCTGAGCCAATACAAAGGCAAATAGCACAACCTGTATTGCCGAGGGAGATTGACTTAAAAGAACCATATTGGTATGTAGTTAGTGAAGCAAACATAGATGAGTTTCTAGCTGATATAGAAAAACGAGAAGGACAGGTAGTTTTTCTTGCTATGTCAGTTCCAGACTATGAACTAATGGCATATAATATGCAAGAGTTGAAGCGATATATTCGTGAACTCAAAGAGGTAGTAGTTTACTACCGAGAGGTAACAACCGATGGAAACAGAGAACAGGAATGAGGTAAATATTGACTTAGACAAGTATATGTCACTAGTTGAGAAACTAGATAGTGCAGAAGATACAATTTCTGCACTTAAGGCGGAAGCAGAGGCAGCTAAAAAGCAACTTGCTCCACCTAAAAGAAAGTTTATTGACTTATTCTTAGATGATAATGATGTAAACGAAAAAGCCATTATCGGATTTATTTCTTTTTTCTTTATGGTAGTCTTCGCAACTTGTGATTTGATTACTGCATTTATGGGAAAAGAACTTATAATTGATGATACGATATACACATCACTTGTGGTGGTAACGCTTGGTGCGTTTGGTATATCTGAAGCTGGTAAGGCTTTTGGTAAGTAGAATGTTAGACCTTTTTAGTTTTTTCAAAGTAAAACATCTTGAAAAACAGGCAGATATCTTTGAAAAGAATCCTGCCCTACAAGAAAGACTTGAAATAATTGAAGAATGGTGTGACGAACTAGATGAGAAACTTGATCTCATCATGGCTCATCTAGGAATAGATGTAGAAGGAGAGGAGTAATGTTGGAATTTTTTCAATGGATACAAGCATGGATTGTGGTAGTTCCTACTGTTGTAATGTGTGCTTCCTTTATTGCCGCAATAACACCAACCCCAGTTGATGATGGTTGGATGAAAAAGGTGTATATGGTCTTAGACTGGTTTGCACTTAATGTTGGCAGAGCAAAAGATAAATGACTTTATTATAGCTAGGGATTCCCGTCCCTAGCTTTCTTTCACAATTCAAAAAACAGTTCTTGACATATGTTGAATTTTTTAGTATAATATACATTATGAATTTATTTTACCTAGACGAAGATTTTGACAAGTGTGCAGAATACCATGTGGACAAACACATTGTTAAAATGCCGTTAGAAGCGGCACAACTACTATGCACAGCTATTTGGATAGATCATCTTCTTGGTTTTGTACCTCGCGCACTGAATAAAGAAGAAAGTTCAGTTGTAAACGAGGCTAAATCAGCAATTAAACACTTACCATTAGAAGAGAGGCCTTTGACTCCGTATCTACCAATGATGTACAATCACCCTTGCACGATATGGACTAGAAGTTCTCTTGATAACTTTGAATGGGTTCACTGCTATGCAAATGCCCTAAACGATGAATATTATTACAGATATGGTAAGCAACATAAATCGGTAGTAGAAGTAATTAACAAACTACCTGAACCAAAGAATATGCCTCGTGAAGGTCAGACTCCTTTCGGAATGGCAATGCCAGATGAATTAAAAGACGAGAATGATGTTATTGGTTCTTATCGTTTATACTACCACACAGA